TTGATTTAATAATATTATATACTGACATAGGTAATAAACCTTAATTCTTTTGATTCAATAAAAAAATTTGAAATATATATAAAATTTTATATTTATTAGATAAATTATATGAATTAATTTAAAAAATGATCAATTTATCAAATAATTATTCATATAAATATTTTAATAATAATAAAATATTTTGTATAACAATTAATAATAATATTAATGGAATTAAATCACGATCAATTCATAATTCATATTATTCTGTACCATATAAATCACAAGATAATAAAATAAATAGCAATGTATTAATAGGTTTTAATAATAAAGAAATATGTATACAAAAAGTAACAGAATTAAATAATTCAGATTTAAATTATAATAATATAGAATTAAAAGAAATAGATTTAATTGATATGAAATATTTAGGAACTTTAATGAATTTACCAATTGTGATTATACTAGATGAAATTAATATATTAGATAATCAAAAATGTATTGGAACAGATTATGAAATTCATTATATAAGATGATATTATTATTTCATAGAGTTTACTCTACCAAATTTATCAAATTTTATAACAACATTTTCAGGTGTTATAGACATACTATTTGTAGTATCTTGTTTTCTCAAACTACAATCATTTATATTAATATTTTCATTAGAATTTGTTCTAGTTGAAGTAATATCAAATTCTTGTAAACTATTTTTATTATTTTTTTCATATTTCATAATTTTATTTTTAATTTTATTTGTTCTATATTGTAGTTTCCAAATTTCTACCATATCTTCTCCATATAATATTCTATCAATTGGACCAAAAATCTTCTCAAATTTTTTTATTATAAATAACGGAGGTTCTATTTGATTTTCTGCTAAATTTTCTAATTCATTACCAGTTTTATCTATAAAAGAATTTGGTTCAGGACGTAGATCACTAATTAATGATAAACATTTATCAATACTTCTTATTAAACTATTATATTTTTTTGTAGTACTTGAATGTATTTGATACATTTCACCTGGTTTAATTTGACGTATTAAACTTGTTAATATTGCTGATAATAGTGTTAAACTCCCAATAATATATTGGACATATATTATCGAAATACCAAAAGAAGTTTCTTTACATAAATCATTTGAACTCGAATTTGTAAGAGCAAACATTGTAGCTGCAGAAAAAGAACTGAAAATAATAACTATATATGCTAACCAATTATAAATAGTAATATAATAATAACAGCTATTATTTTGCAACCATAGATATGCAAAAGATTTAGCTTTCCATTCTTTTAATATATTTTCATGAATCGGATTCCATTCATTTTTTTTTATTGATTCCATTTTTTTATATTAGACATTTTAAAAAAATATTTAATTATTTAAAGATGTTATATATATAAATTAATAGGAAAATGAATATTAATGACTTTGGAAAAGAAAATAAAACTTTTCTTACTGATTCAATATTGAGATTTTTTTTAATATCACATTTTAGAAGTTTACCAAAACTATTTAGATATATTTATTATAATAATAAATATCCATCAAATCAAAATATAAAATATTATGATGATGAAAACATAAATATATTGGAAAATGGAAAATGGATATATATTAATAAAGAATATATATTAGATACTGTTACTTTAGATATGTGGATATTAATTTATAATTATTATGAAACTATAAAAAAAAATAATAAATTAAATGATCTTAAAAATTCACTAATTTGTAACGAAACATTTCAAAGAATTGAAGAATTTATTGAAACATATAAACAAGTATGTAATGGTGAGAATTTACTTATTTTTACAGATCTCAAAAATGATATATTTGATGTAATTAAATATTATCATAATAAAAATAAAGAAAAACCGAAAAGAAAAAAGAAATTATAATAAATTATATTATAATTTCTTTTTTAAATAATCCTGTAAGTAAACCTTTTTCATTAAATCTATCATCTCTAAAACATTCGATTGTTTTAAAACTATTTGATTCAAATAATTTACTTAAACTATCTTCTTTATAAAATGCTACATGATGATCATCTGGATATTCATGATCATATGGTATTGATATAACAAAATGTCCATCCGATTTTAATACTCGATACATTTCACTAACTACTTGATCTGCATCTTCTGGATATATATGTTCTAAAGTATGAAATGACATCATAAAATCAAAATAATTATCTTCAATCGGTATTTTTCTTAAATCTGCAGCAATAAAATTAATTGGTACAGTAGTATTTATTTTTTGTGCATTTGCATATGCTATTTCAAGAGCTTTTATATTTACATCAAATCCATAAATTTTTTCTGGATTAAAATCTAATAATAATAAGGTACAAGCTCCATGATTATTTCCTAGGTCACCGACCGTTCCCTTTATATATTCTTTGTATGATTCCATAATTTTATAATTTGCATGATTCCTCCATATATTTGGATCTGGATGTACTGTTATGTAATTTTCTTTTTCTATATAAGTACTATCCATTTATTATATTTATATTTATTATTAATAGTTTTAAATATATTTAAAATATATTTAAAATTATCTATAATTATTAATTAAAATTTTGATTATAATAATTATTAAAATTAATATTTAAAAAATGCGTACAATAAGAAAAATTAGTGAAATTTGGGATGCAATTGAAGATAAAAATATTAATATGAATTATACAGATAAATTAGAATGAAAACGGTCTTACGAAGGTGTGACTGCTGCACTTTTACATATCAATCTAGTTTTAGCTATGACTAAAGATTAATTTAATAATTTAGAAATTCCAAGTGATAATAAAGAAAAACATTATTTTCATAGAAAAATTAAAGATATATAGATTATTTTTTGTCTTTTTTATCTTTTTCATATTCATCATTTAACTTTTTATAATGATACCAATTTAATGTACAATAAAACATAGTAAATAGTATAACTCCTTTACCAACAAAATAGGTAATAGTGTTGGCTGTATCTAAAAAATTAGACCTTACTATAGTTTTAGTTCTCAGTAATGGTAATTTATGAATATGATTACATTTAATCAATTTGGATTGATGTAATCTTACAGGTCTATAAATTAATGCTTTCAACATTTGAATTAAATATTTAATATTTCTTTAAATAATTTAGAGAAAATTTATTTTTATTTAAAATCAATTAGTTTTTTTATATATTTTCCATTTAATATGATCTTCAAATAATGTAAAACCTTTAGTTAATATTAATTCTTGGGCTTTTGCTGTTGTTGGCCAATCTGTATCATCCATAATCCAATATCCATTTGATTTTATTTTATCATGATATAATTCAATTTCTTCTGTACTAATTGTTTCTGAATGATTACCATCTTGATGTAATATATCAATGCTTTCATTCTCAAATAAATATGATACTTCATTACTTTTTTTTCTATAATATGTGACAATATTATGTACTGAATATTTTATTAGAGAATTTATAAATGAATCAAATATATAATTATAATTGACTTTACTCCACCATTGATAATTTGCATCATTTATATCATAACTTTCTGTTGATGATTGTGCAGTCCATGGATCGATACCTATACAAATACCATTATTTATTTCTTTATGTGCAAGTGCTATTGGTATTAAACTTTTTCCACCAAAAACTCCTAATTCGACAGATAATTTTGAATTAGATTCTTTTACTAAATTATATAGTCTATATGCTTTCTCTTTAGTACACCATCCTTCTAGATTAAAAACTGTTTCAGGAATCATTTTATTATTAAATATATATATATTAATTTTAAATTATATTCGCACTAAATATTAATATCTAGTGAAATATGAAGATCAAGAATAATAAATCTTTTAATATATTTTTTCATATAATTCTTAATGTTATTATTTTACTATCATTAGTATTATTATATTTATATTTTTCTAATTTAAATAATAATACATGTAAAAATTATAGTGAACATTTTATATTTAATGAAGATAAGGAATTAAGTAAATGTAAAATTGATAAAAAAAATATTCAAGATAAATATGAAAAAGAGAAAAAAAAATATGAAGATGATATTTTTAAATTAAATAAAAAACATAATCAAAATATGATGGAAGTTCATAAAAATAATAAAAATAATCTTACAATGAGTAATAATGATTGTATTAATAATATTAATACTATAAATAATAGTATTCAAGATCAAATTAAAAGTACTAAAGATGCACAAGATAAAATAATTGAATATAAAAATAATATGGAGCAAAAAATTTTAGAAAACGATAAAGAATGTAACGTTAAAATAATAAATAAAGAAACAGAAATGCAAAATAAGCTTAATACTTGTGCTACTGAACTAGCTCAGGCAAAAGCAAGTCATATGTCTTGTCAAAGTATATCAGATTATAATAAATCTACAACTACTGATCAAAGTAAAATATATAATACTTGTTTACAAGAAAAACAGAATGCTATAAATAAAATTAATGAATTAGAATCTAAAATAAAAGATTTAGAAAATGAAATAAAATATATTCAATATACATCTAGTGTTCAACAATCTATTCATCAAATTCCTAACATACCAGATGCAAGTTATGATATATCTAATAAAAATAAAAATAATTTCACTTTTATTCCTAATGATTATTCTGATATAGAAAAAATATTTAATAATATCAATAAAGAACAAGTTAAAATATATGAATTATCTCAAAATTTAACACCTGATACTTTTAAATATACATTTTAATATATTTTTTAATAAAATTTAATATATATTTTAATATAAAACATAATGGAATCAAAAAAAACTATTTTTAACTTTTTTTTTGATTTAGAACTTAATATACAAATGTATCATTGGTTCACTTTATCATATGCAAGACATAATGGATCTGATAAATTATTTAAAAATTCATTAGAAACTATTGATAAGTTTATTGAAGTATATATTGGACACTATGGAAGACCAAATATTAGTAAAGAATCTATAACTATTAAACGAATGTCTGATGATGAAATAATTATTTATTTAAAGAAAACTATTGATTTCTTAAATAATCAAATATTTAAATTTATATCAAAAAATGATACAGATTTATTAAATATCCGTGATGAATTGGTAGCCCAAATTAACCAAACTATTTATCTTTTTACTTTGAGTTAAATCGTCAATATCAGATATGATATCTTTTGATAATTTTTTTTCTTTTGGTACCATTTCTTTATTTTCTTTAATTGGAATTGCTAAAATATAATTATTATCTAAATAAGTAAAATTATATTCTAATTTTTTTAATAAATCAAATGAATCTGTATTTAATGTTTTTTTTATTCCTATATTTGATAAAATTATATCATTGCATTTATTATCATTTTTAAAACATATTACTGGTTTATATTTTTTTATAGTATTAATTCCTCCTAATAATATTATATAATTATAACCTTTTAAATCAATAAATATAAAATCACATGATAATAATTTTAAACTATCTAATGTTATAAAATGTATTGGACTTGTTTCATTATTTATCAATGATCCATTACACGTTTGAATTAAATCATCATGATCACATTGTATTCTATCAAATATAGGAAGTTTAATTATTCCATTTCCATGTCCTAACATATTATTCATTGTAACAGCGTTTGTTATATTATTATTTGTAATATTTTTAATTAATAAATAAAATAAATTTTCTCGTGGTTCAAAACAATATATATTAATACTTGGATTTATTTTACTAAAATATATATTTCTTATTCCAGCTGATGATCCAACATCTATTAAAGTTACTGTTTTTAATATATAAGGTGTAATATAATCTAATATATTTTGTTGTGGTAATTTATTATCTTCTAAATATGAATAATTTTCTATATCATTATTAAATATACTAAATACTCCATAATTGTTTTTAAAAATTTTCATTCTTAATTATATATTTAATAATTTATTGTTAAATATTAAATAATAATAATGTTTATTTCTGGACATAAGGAAATTATGGAAAATCTTTTAAATATTTTTAAGAATAAATATTTTAAAAAGATTAAAAATTTTAATAATGTTAACATAACTAATATTACAATTGGGATGCAATATCCAGATTTACCATGTGGAAAATATAGATTTAATGATGATAATGAGTATATTATTATGACTGATAATTCACTCTGTCCTATTATAAAATTATATAAAATTTTATTTAAAGAGTATGAATTTTCTGAAATTTTTCAATCCCATAATGGTTTTAATTCATATTTACATTCTATGAGTTATAATGATGGTATTTTAAATAAAAATATTTATGATAAAATACTAACATATATTGTTGGTTGTTTATTATTATCAATTTATGATAAACAATATTATAAAATAAATGATTTAAAACCAGAACCAAATATTTTTTGGATAGGAGTAATTTTACATATGATTACTGATTCATATTCTCCATCACATACTATTAGATTTAAAAATATAAAAACCGAATTTCCATATAAAATAAAAATAGATAAAGATGCAAGAATTGTAAGACTAATAAAAAAATATATTAGTAATTTAAATACAATAATAACTAGTGAAGATAAATTAAAAAATATTTTATTAAAACATTTCGCGAATGAAAATAAACAAGCATTTATAAAAGAAAATATTCATCATATTTTCAAAGTTTATAAATTATTTTTATTTCATATTCAAGTAAATAATAAAATAAATTCTCTTAATTTAATTAATAATGACGAATCAGTTCCTATCATAACTAAAAGTACTACATATGATATACAATATTTTCAATATTATGAAAATCAAAGTACTTTATATCATAATTCAAAAGATCTAATGTTAGTGTTAAATAATTATCCAAAAATGTATAAAAGAATGATTAACGAATGTAAATTTATTATGATAAATTATAGAAATTGTTTAATAAATATAAAAAATGATCGAGATAATCATTTAAATTATGCAAAACAATTTATTAATACAACTTATAATTTTATAAAAAATAATACTTATCGTATGGATAACAACTCTTTAAATCGAAAATCTGGTAGAATTTATAAATAAATCTAGATTTATAAATAAAATAAATCTAAAATATAAGTAATATGGATTATCAAAGTTTTGATCAATCAAAAAATATTTATAACACACAAGGTAAAATTGTCAATAAAACTCAACATCAAATATTTTCTGATAAATTCCAATGTTATTTAAAAAATAATACCAGAATAATAGATAAACCAATATATCAAAATTATATTAATCAATGTTATCCAGCTGTTTGTAATCCTATTAAATGGGATATTTCAGAAAAAATTATAAATATTCAATATCTTAATAGTAATATTTGTAATAATTCATGTCAATCACAATTATATAGAATAGGATAAAATTTTATATAATAATTAAATTTATTCAGATTAATAATATTATTTAAAGAAATAATATTATATTTTTATAAAATAAAATGAATTCAGTTCTATTAAAAAATCGTACAGTATTAAAGGTTAAATGTGAATCTAATTCTTCAAATAATCAAGTTAAAAACATTACAAATATTAGAAAAGAATTTGAAAAATCAAGATCATTAATATTAAAAGATAATGTTAATAAACTTCTTGCAATTGCTAGATCAGATGTCAAAGAGTATTCTGATCTATTTAAAGAATTAGATAATGTACATAAGGAATCAATTAATAATTTTATCAATCAAGTAAAGAATTATGTTAATGATAATAAATATTCTAAAGATGAAAAAAAAGATGATCAATCAAATAAAGATGAAGAAAATATTTTTATTAATTAAAAATATTTTGAATATTTTAGCAATATGAAAAATACCTAAAAATATTTGTCATACCATATGTTAATTTGATTTATAAAATTGCTATTGTTATTATAATTATTTACAATTATTTCTGGTAATATACATGCCATTATTTCAAAAGGATGTTCATATTGTTTTATTATTTTTGGTAATTTTAAATCATCTGTAGTTATTTTTATTTGTTTATTTAAATTATAAACACTTGAATCGTTTATATTTTTTGGATGTAATGAATCATATAATTGAACTAATACAATATTTTCTTTTTTATATATAAAATTATTAATATCTGGATTATTTCTAGCATTTAATATATTTTCTATTTTATTAGTCACATCAAAACCTAAATAATCATGTATTAATTTATGTGTTTCTATAGGATATAATCTTTGATATATATGAATTTTTTCATGTATTAGTATTAATATTTGATCTTTTTCATTTAATTCAAAGAAATTATTAGATAATATTATTACATCTCCTAAAGTATGAGGCCAACCATTCTCAATATCATTTGATTGTTTAATAAATTTCCATGGTATATTTTTGTAATATTTGGTTTTCTTTACACTACTTAATTTATCTATTTTATTAATTAAATTTTTTAATATATTTGTTTCATTTGCAGAAAAATATGATAAATTATTTATATATAAATCTATATAATCTTTATAAGTTTTAACATTTCTAGCTATTAAATCTAATGCATTCATCCTGTAAAAAAATATAGAATTATTAATTATATTTATCATATAATTCTTTAATATTCCAATATCATCTGATTTATTTATAAAAGTATTTTGATTACTAGATATATTTTTAGTTTTTAATATATTTAATAATTTTAATATATTGTATATTAAATATATACATATTATAATTAATATTATATATATCAAAATTAATATTAAATTCATAGTATTTTATTTTTAAAAATATATAAACATACATTTTTAATAAAAATATTATTCAATTTCTAATTTTATTTCTGGTATTTTTATATTTATAAAATTTATTATATTTTTTATTTTCCTCCCAGTTTTATGCTTTCTATAATTAATTATTTTATAATCAATTATTTCTATTTTCGCATTATTTTCCAAATTATTATCATAGTCTCCATCTAAATTTCCACTATATGAATATATATATTTTTCATATATTGGAATATCTATATATTCATCTATTTCTGAATTTTCATAATCTATAATATTTTCTTTATCAAATAAAAAATCAATATTAAATTGCATATATGGTACTTTAATAGAATTAATTTTAATTAATTTTAATAAATTCTCATTAAAATTATTATAAATATCGTCTGCAGAAAAACTGAATAATACTATATTATCAATATTAAAGTCAACTTTTATTAAGTATTTTGAAATAGGAAATGAGTTTATAAAAATTTTTTTAATTATAATAGTATTATCAATATTTTCATCAATAAAATTTTGTATTTTTATATTATATTTATAATTTAATGAATTAATATCATAACTATTTGATGGAATTATTATAATATTATTTTTTTCCATTATTTTATCTTGATATTATCTTAGATTTTCTTTAAATAATTAATTACTATGTATTTTTGTTAATATTTAAGAATTTTATTGTGTTTTTTACAATAAAATGATCAAACAATTAATATTATATTTATTATCTTTTTATTTTATTGTTTCATCAAATGGATATAGAAAAATTAATGATAATAAATATTTCAATACTGATTTTAATAATCATAAATATGTAAATTATTATAATAATTATGTTAATAATTATGCATATTATGGTAGTTATGTATATAGTAATCAGATAGATAATATTAATTATGGATATAGTAATCAGATAGATAATATTAA